CTCGTCTTGTTTCGTTTGCTCTAAAACCTATTCTTGTTTCAACAATTTCTTTAATGTTTTCTTTCCAAAAGTTAAATATAGGCTCTATCTTCATTTCAACTGTGCAAAATCTTCTCATTGGTGTAGGCAATTGTATCTTTCCATCTTTACCTCTTGTAACAGTTTCATCAAATGTCTTTCCAGTTACCCAATCTATTTTAGAACCTATAAACTGTTCTAAATCTAACATTGTATAAATAATCATATCTTCTTCCAAAGTACCAATAAACTCTGTGCCTAATCTATCTGAAACTTCTTGCCTTATTTTAGCATCTGGGAACATACAATTTTTATCATCTGTTCTAACTAAAGAAAATACATTGTAGTCTGCTGGATAATTAGCTGCTATATAACTTGATGTTTTACCACCACTTAAACTATTTACTGTTTTCATTTTTCTTGTATTTTTATATATTTAGTTAATCTTGATAAAGCAATTACGCACTCATCATAATTTAATTTGTTATCTGTTGCATATTCAAAAAGCCATATTAAATCTAATTGCTCTTGCTCATTTTCGTCTATGTAATAAAATCTTTTCATTATAAGTATTTAAGTATTTATTTACCAGTGCATTCCCTCCATTGATGTATTTGCTTCTACTACCTTACATTCATCTTTGCTTTTCCAATCCCAACTTTTCTTCATCATAATTATTCTCTCAATTACTTCATCTCTTTTATTTTCTGGTATATTATGCATAACATTAAGTATAGGATTCTTTTCTACATTGTTTTTTAAATCATCATACTTATTTTTTAACTTATTGTACTTGTCTATTAGGTACTGATTTTTTATAAAATTATTCTCATTAAACTGAAAAGATTTATCAAAATTAAAACTATACTCTATATCTTCTAATCTAGAATTGTATTTCTTATATACTGGGTACTGATTAACAAGGTGTATTACTGTTGCGTGATGCATTGTCTTTCCTTCTGATTGAAAGTATAAAGCTATGTTTGTTAAACCTATTCTCAATTTCTTTCTTAAAATATAACATACTAATGCTCTCATCTCTACATAATCTCTCCTTCTTGTGTTGTCAAATATATCAAGTCCAGATACTTCTTTTACACTATCTCCTATTTTCTTTATATCTTCTATATTCATTTTATTCTGCTCCGTTATCAATTAATATTTTGTCTGTTACGTTTGTTACTTCTTCTTTGTTTAATGTATATGCTTTACACACTTCTTGTATCTTACAGAAATCATTAAAGTCAAATTCATTTAATACCCATTTAACAAACTCTAATTTGTTTGCAATTAGTTTATCTCCTAAACCTTTATCGTCTACATCTTCAATCTTATTATAGTATTCAGATTCTATATGCATTAACTCTTTTATAGTTCTGTTTACATTGTTCTTTACTCTGTGCCTAAATAAACCAGTTCGCATTGCTTCTTCTAAAAAGTGTTGATTTACAAATGATGTTATTATTGCACCACTAATCTTTTCTAAATTCTTTTTTGTTAACTCCATATTTGGTAATTGTAATTGTGTTCGTTGTAGTATTGTTTTGTTTCTTCTACCTTGTCTACTAATAGTTGTTCAAGATAGTTGTAGATGTAATCTATCTCATCATCTGATGCTTTGTATATTTCTTCTCCTTGATAGAAATTAGTTTCTAATATCTCATTCTTTAAACTTACTTCTATTAAGTATTGTTCAGTATCTAGAATTAAAGTTACTTCATTTGGCAATGAGTTTATACAAAAATCTCTATTGTGATACTCTGGCTCAATTGTTTTTATTAGTTTTATTAAGTCCATATTATTCACATTCTTGTTTTGCATTTTCTAACTCTAATCTTATTTGAACTTCAAGTATTTCTACTTGTCTTTGTAGCCATAAATTGTCTGTTATGTTTACATAACTTTTAATTAAATCTAGTGTTTCTTCCATTTGTTTTGTTTTTAACTGTTAAATAATATTAATATCATTGATATAAACCATAAGCACATATAAGCAACTATCATAATCATAAGTAGTACAAATACGAACTCTCCGAATCTTGTAAGCATCTTCTTCATAATTATACGTTAAAGATTAAACCTAATAACATTCTTGCTATAAAATAGCTTGGTGCTAAAATCAATACTAAAGTTTGTAATTTTTTCATCTTGTTTTGTTTTTATATCCAATTCATTTGTAAAAAATAGTGATAAGCAAGAACATAGCTACTAAAATAAAAAAGACTATCTGCCTTGTTAAAGGCAATGGTCATACCATCGTGCTTATCTCCTTTTTCATTTACTGTATTGATGTACATTCCTTTATCTTCAAAGATATTTTTTATATCTTCTTTTGTGTACATTTCTTTTAATTCCTTAACTGTTTGTAATTTTTTCATCTTGTTTTGTTTTAAAAGGGAGGTTTTACCCTCCCGTTGTTTTTATTTTTTTATAATATATTCTTTTTTTAAATCTCTTACTATTCTCTCATATAGAGCAACCTCTTGTGATAAACTAGCTCCTTTTATATACCATTGGTATTGTCCAATTTTTTCTGATTCTAAACTTCTAAACTCTTGTCTTGTTACTATTGTCATAATATAAGTTTTTAATTATACTCAAATATATAAGAAATTATTTAATTAACAACTATGTTAATATACTTTAACATTTCTTTAACATTTACAAAACTGCAATACAAACAATACCAATTATAATATAAGCTACTATTAATGCCATTACTATAAATAACATCATTCCTTTTTCTGTGCTTGATTGATTCATAACTCTTTGTATTTGTTTTTTAATGATATGTAATGATAATCTGATTCACTTAACTTTAAATTTATTAAGTCATCCATTGCTTCTTGCCTTCTAATACAAGCTGGTAGTTTGTCAATTAGTTGTTGTAGTTTCTGTATTAATTTTCTTTTGTACATAATGTTTGTTTTAGTTTTTCAATATATAATGTTGCATCCATTAATTCTTCTTGTAGGTGTTGTAGCCATTCAGAGGTGCTTAAATCGTTTCTATCCATTGTCTTGTTGTATTTCTCTATACCAACTCTTGAACGTTCTTTATATGAACTTACAACTGATTTAACAATACTATCTTGTTCTTCTTGCATCTCTGCCCATTTTTCTCTTGTATTCATTATTTCTCGTATATTTTAGTTACTATTATTTGAAAGATACCAATGTATAATACTATATCTTCTTCATAAATTTCAACATCATCAAATGTATAATGTCTTATGCCAAGCAGTAATCCTTTAAAAAATCCAGCTTTAATCTCGTATCTTATTAATGTCATAGTTGTATATCTTTGTGTATAAATCCCAAATAGCTTGGAACGATTGTTGTTTATTAAATTCTTTTCCTTTCATATAGTAATTACCTTTTATCCTATTGCAGTAAACCTTATAACTGTTACCAGATACAACTGGGTAAATTATAAATCCTTTTTTAAAACAATACTGCTGATGCTCATAATTACAATTTTTTAAGTGTATCTTCTTTTTAATCTTTGGCATTTAAGTCCTCGTATATGTCAATTAGTTCAAGTGCTTTTTCTACACCTTTTGCTTCACAAAATCTTTTCTGTTCAAATAGTTGTAGCCAATACTCCATTATGTCTTTTCTATCTCCATTACTAAAGTAGCTATCAACACAACTTCTATAAGCAATAATCTCTTTATTCTTACAAAGTTCCTCTTGTAACATAATCTTCTATATTTTCTGTTTGTAGGTAGTCATAATATCTTTCTGTTGCAATATCAAGTTTTCTTTTACCACTATCAATAAAGTCTTGTGAACATTTAAAGATACCAACGTCAAGTGTACTTTTATCAACTACAATAAATTCAAAGTCAAATGCTCCAAACAATTCTAAATACAATGCAGCTTGTAGATTATAAGAAAAGTGATGTGCAGACCTTTCAAAGTTTTTTATGTCAGCAGTTGTTTTTAAATCTATTACAACACCATCTTTTAATATATCTGCTTTACCTCTAAATGCTAAATCATTATATGTATCAATTGCTGGTATTTCAAATCTTGCACCCTCCAGTATGTTCTTTACATCAGTTACACTTCGCACTCTTTCAGATATCTTTTTTGCCTTATGATATTCAGAGTTTGTAAATACGTTGTGTGAGCCAACTTCTTGTACTGCTAACTTGTATTGCTTTGATGCTTTTGTACCTTCTGTAAAAGTTAAGTAGTCTACTTTTTCTGGCTCAAGTACCATAAGGTGTATTAGTTGACCATCTCTTAATGCTTGTACATTTGTTTGTTTTTCTGTTAGTGAACGATAATAAGCATAAGGAGAATCTAAAAGTTTCTTTGATGCTGAACTTGATAATGCATTTACACCAAGATACCCATAGTAAAATTCATCATCCATCATCTTACTTAAAATGTCTTTCTTGTTAAATACTTCGTTGTTTAATAATTTAATTGTTTCCATTTATTTTAGTTTTATTGCTTGTTTTATATTTATTTCTGTTACTTGTTTTTTTACCCACCTTCTGTTTTTAAATTCTGATGTGGCTGGTAATGATTTCTCAAACCATTTTAAATCTACTTTGTTTAAATTAAATAGATAGATACCTTGTGGTGTACTATTGATGTATATTGGTATATCAAAATGTTTATTTGATTCTTTTATTAAAGCATCGTATTTAGACTTTTCAAGTATTAAAGTATCGTAATGTTTCTTTCTGCACTTTAATTCTATTCTGCTTTGCGTTTCAATGTCGTAGCAATCCCATCTTGATATTGGATTTTTACTATTTACTAATGTCTTGTAATGGTTTTTTGACAACCATTCAAATAAATCTTTTTCTTTCCAATTTTGCATAAACGCAATATAGTGTTTTTTATTCTAAAAATTCATAATCATCTTTAACAAATTCTGGTAAACCATTATCATTTATTGTAAAACTAAAAGTTTCAAAGCCTCTGTTTCTACTTCTTTTACATTCTACATTTATATGCCCTTGATGTACACTATTTTTTTCAAGACTTATTTGTAATTCCGCCTTCTTCTCTAATGCACTTCCTAAATTTCCAGTTGCCTTATTTGTTCCAAAGTTTTGATGAATTATTGTATGTAAATTACAATTTAAAACACTTGTCCACTCCATAAGTTTTTGAACTACAAAATTAGATTCTTGCATAGAATTTACATCAGAACATAAATCGGCAACACCATCTATAATAATTAATCCAATGTTTTTTTTGTTAAAATTTTCATATAAAACATATTCTATAAATTCTAATCTTTCTTTGTAATCCATTGTTCTTAAAGCATAGATATGGTAATTATCATCCTCTTTTTTATTATTCATTACCATTGTTCTTTTTGCTAGTTTACTAACGTGGAATTTACCTTGCTCTGTATCAAAATGTATAATTTTTCTTTTTTTTCTATTACCTTTTATTTTACCAGTATATTTATTACTACCACCTTGATATGCTGATACAAGTAAACTTATAAAAAATGACTTACCTACTTTAGGGTAGGCTTGTGTAAAAGCAAAATTACCATCTGTGCCAAGAGGAATTTCATATTCAACTAATTTACCTTCAAAGTTATTTTCTTTATAAGTGCCACAACTAATTGCTACTGGAGGATATTCTAATACTTCATTTAAATCTACACTATATTTTTCTTCAAGAAACTGCATTCCCATTCTATCAACTTCTTTTTCTTCATTCGTTTTTATTTTTTTCGTCATCTATATATTTCTGTATTTTTGTTTTATAATATTTACCAAGTATATTATCATTTAAGAATTTATCATTTTCTAAAACGTTTTCGGTAAATTGTAGTTTTGTTTCATAATAACTCATCATTGTTCTATTGTAGCAAATATATATAATTTCCCTATAACAATTTTCTATTTCCCATTTTTTACTTTCTTTATTGCTACCAGTATATTTCATCCAGTTACTTTCAACGTAGTCAATTCTCTTTCTTTTATATCCCTTTAGAGGTGGTCTTGTACGTTTGTTAAGTAGTATCTTTTTACCAATGTAAACTTGTTCTGTTCGTCTGTTAAGTATTCTGTAAACAAAGCCAATTGCTTCTGTTGGTAAATCTTCTCTTGATTTTATTCTCTGTCCTTTATAGTTCCACATAGTCAAAAAAAAAGGAGGTTTTTACACCTCCCTTATAATTTAAAATGGCAAATCATCTGCTGCAACTGGTGTTGCTTTCTCTGCTTTTGCTTCTGACTTTTGAACAAAAGATTGTAAGTTGTCTGATGCATAGTAAATTTTACCATTGGCAACATATCTTTTCTTTTCTCCATTATCTCTTTGTTCCTTTGTTTGTGGAATTGTAAAAGATACATTTTGTCCGTAGTTGCCTTCTTCAAAAATAGAAAAGTTTAATTTAAGTTTCTTTAACTCTTTTCCATCTTCTCCTTTCTTTGCAACTAATTCTCTTTTTGCGTTGTAAGTTAAAACGTTTTCAAAATACTGTTTAAGGCTTTTGATTTCATCTAATCTTAATTCAACATCTCCTAATAAATAACTTTTGTTTGTACTCATAATTTTACTTGTTTTTAAATTTATAATCCAGTTGTAATTTTATTATCTATCACTTCTATAATATGTCTAAAAGTGCTTCTTTCTTGTTCGCCAGTTACATCTACTCCATTGATGAAGAATCTGTAATGGTCTTTCTTGTCTGTTGGTCTTAATTCAAAATCATTCATAAGTTTTAAAATATATCTCTGTTTTTGTGTTTTTTGATTCGTTTATAGCACTTACTGTATGTATTTGATATTTCAATAAAAAGTTTGAAAAAGTATCATAAGCAAAGAAATCTAAAGATTTATCTGGATTGCTAAAAAACTCTATCTCATAAAATATTATATCATCTTTTTGATTTGGTATTACTGTTTTAAAAGTAAATATACCATCTGATATAAATTCAAATTTTAAAGGTGTTTCAAAACCAATTAAATTTATTACATCTGCTTCTGTTGGTAATTGTATCATAATTTATGTTTATTTAGTTAATAGTTCTTTTACTTCTTTTGATATTCTGTACTTTTCTTCAACTTTAGAAATGTTACCTCCACCTTTTAAGTATGTCTGTACTTTCTTAAATTCAGCAGTACCTTTGTTTAACCAACTCTTTTCAGTTGATTTAGCACCTTTTCCGTGTGTGTTTGTAGAATCTGCATCTTTTGTATCATCAATCAAAAATAAACCATTTAAGGCATACTTACGTGCATAACTACTTGAACTACCAAAAGACTGTGCTATATCCATTCCTTTTCTGTTTGGGTCAATACCAGCTTGTGCTTTAGTATGTACTGAATCTTTACCATCAGATATAAATACTATTGCTTCAACAAACAATACACCACATACCTCTTTTACTTCATCAGAGATTGTTAATGTACATTTGTGTTTATCCAGTAGAGGTTTAACTGCTTCAAGGATATCTTCACAACTACGATAGTTGTACTTTCCAAAATTGTTTCTTTGGTTTTTTGGTGCTTTTAATTCGGCTTGAATCTTTCTTAATTTTTCCATAATTTAATTTATTGTTACATTTAATTTTAAAATATTCTTAATACTATCAGTTTCTTTTACTTGATAGTTAATCAACACATCTGTAATGTTGTGGTCTTGATTTGTATGCATTTCTATTGTAGATTTTAATGCATCCCATACTGAATTGTTTACTTTCATAATTTGTTAATTTTTGTAAAAGTATATTATAATAAAATAAAAAAGTGTTAAAGAAATGTTAAAATTAAAAAAGGAGAGTTTTTAGACCCTCCTTCTTAATGCAAATGATAATTAAAACAAAACTAAAAAATACTTTATGGGAAAAAATAATCTAGTACTCAAATATACAAGTTATTTATGTATTGAAGAAATATAGTTATTAACAGAGATTAACAAATACAAGTTCTCCCAAGACTTATATTTATTTTTAATCTATTTATTGTTTTATTTTTAATCTATTAATATATAATTATATGTATGACATACATAAATATAAATACTTAAATAGTTACTTAAAAAAATGTAAAGTTATATATTTATTTTTAAATAAAAAAGTGGTTACTTATTTTTTCTTATTTTTTCTAATGTTCTTGCACCGAAATAACCTCCATATACAAGCATTAGCAAGTTACCAAGTAAAGAAATCCATTGCTGGTCTATTTTAAAGACTTCTAAAGAACTATCAAGTATAATATAGATAAATAGTGTTAACGTAAGAAAAGCAAGGCTTAATGGTCTTATATTCTTACTTAACCAACTATCAGACAACATATCAGATTGCCAACGTTTAGTAATCTCTTGCATCTCTATAACGTCTTGTTCTAGTTCTTTAACTAACATTTCTTTTTCTGCTTCTGTTAGTTCTTTATTGTTACCAATAGATTCTAGTATATCAGATACTTTACCACCAGTAATTGCATCAAATATAGGAGATACTTTTTTACCAGTCTTTACAAGACTTCTTAATAAATTGCCAAAGAAAGTACCTTTGCCATTGTTTTTTAGTTTATTATCAGCCATAGTAAAAGAATTATTATTAGTATTAGATTAAGTGTAATTAGTAGTTTAGGATATTTTATTGTATTAAGTCTTATTAAACAACCACAAAGAAACATTGTTAAGTGTAGTAAGCCAATTAGTATGTCCAAATTACTTGTTGTGATTTGTCTTTATCGTCATCAACGTGTATAAAGGTATCTGCAATACCTATACGATTAAAACCAACGTGTATAAGAGCATTTAAAACCTTGTATCTAGTTCTACTGTCAGTTGTTCTTATGTCTACTGCTAGACCTTTAATATGACTTGAGGTAGGATTTTTTATAGACTCTGGATGTTCTGGACTTCTATAAGCAGAATTAATTACAAATGGTACTTTAGCAAACTCTCTTGCCTTGTCTAGTTTAGCAAGAAAGTCTGCATCCATTTTATATTCTACTTCTTTAAAGTATTTTGTCATCGTTTTTTTTACCTAGATTGTAAATTTTCATAACTGTATAAACAATAGATACTAAAAGTAAGGTTAATTTCAACCATTGTTCTATATCAGAAAAACTAACCATAAAGGTTATAAAGTTTAAAGCACCCAATTTAATATCTTGCATATCCACTTTAATTAGATTTTATGTGAATCGTAGTCTAATCCGTAGAAAGAATGTACACCATTACCCTCGATGTCTATTGCATAAGATTTCCAACCATAAGGATGGTCAACTGATGTTACCTCTGGAGTTACTACCATACCTTCTTCATCTAAAACTGCTTCTTCTTCTATTGTAGTAATATCTGCATCATCCCAACATACGTCAATATGCCAACCTTCTGATAATACTGGAGCAGTTACTTCTTCTCCTTCTTCGTCATATTCTCCTTGTTCAAGAACAATATTTCCTAGTTGTACAATAGTACTTTTGTGAGTTGGATATTCGTTTCCATCTTCATCAGTTGCAGTTCCAAGAGCATCAATTTTACTTTGTGCTTGTTCTCTTGAATCAAATTCGTATTTTGCTATTCTCATTACTTATTTATTTTATTATTTACTCTTGTTGTTATTATAGATGTAATTGTTACACTTGTGTTAATGCTGCTAATTCTTGGTCTGTTAATGTGGTGTTGTAATATTTTATGTCAAATAATTTATCTCCACTACTCCCTAAATTAATATAAGAAAAATCAAAAGCATTTGGTCGTGTATAATCACTTCCTATCTGACTACCATCAGCAAAAACTTTCAACGTAGTTCCATCTATTTTTAATGCTACTTTTTTTCTTGTGTTTGTTTCAGTAACTATATTACCTCCGATAGTAGTAAAACCATTTTTCGCATCTCTAAATCTTACCACTTTACTTGGGTAATCAAAGTGAAATCTAATTTGTTCACTACCACTTGAGTTTCTTAAAGTTAAAGCTGATGTGTTTATACCAAATTCATATATAAATCTTGAGAAATCAATAAACAAAACACTTGTATTATTATCAAACACTTGCTCATTACCTCCATTACTACAACTATCAGCCAACCTTGTTACTACACTACCTTGTGTTGGTATGTAAGATGTAGCGTAGCTTCCAGATTCTAATTGTGCTCCCCACAAAAATACACTATCCCCACTTGTGGGAGTAGCATCCGAAACATATATGCGTGGGTTAAAAATTGTGGTATCAGCACTATCTGTTATTCTTAATCTATACCAACCATTACCATAATCTTCGATAGTTTCTTCATCAGGTATATTACCTGTGTTATCAAAACCTGTGCTTATTGTTTGTGTTGTTAAATTAAATTTTCTGTTATATATATTAGTGCCATAATCTAAACGCAACCATAATTCATCAGATGTGTCTGCTTTAGCAAAAACAGTAAAAGTAGTGTTACCTGTTGAAATTGTAGGGTTAGTTGATGGGCGGACAAAACTAAAAGACGTACCATTTGTCGAAAGTTTATCCGCTGTTAATAAACCATCAGGGGATGTACTTTCATTAGTTGATATATAACCACCATTAAACGTACTCCAACTCGTTCCTAAATTTTCACTCTGTATAATAGAATTAGTCCTACTCGGCTCTAACAACAAAGCACCTTTACTATCATCCTTATAATCTATTCTTGGTTGTCCACTACCTACTTCTTCAATTAAACCATCTTTATTTATAACAGTAGCCTTTGATGCTCTACTAAAATTAAATGGTAAAGGTTTGTAATTACTATTTTCATCATTATAGGCAAGGATAGTATCTTTCTTTCCATACCATTCTCCATTACCAAATTTTAATGTATTCGCCATCTTATAATGTGTTTAAATTTAATTCTGTTACTAATTCGTTTAATGACCTATAACTTGTGAGGTATTCTAATTCTTCGTCTGTTAGTACTGTATCGTAGTAGCCAAGTTCTTTTGTCTTTCCATAGAAAGGTAATTGAGATGCACCTCGAAGAAAACTTAATTTCGTGAAAGTACCCTCTGGATTAACAGTTCCGCTTGTATCTTCTCCAATTTTAAATCCATTTACCCAAAGTTCAAAACGATTTAATTTATATACCGCAGAGCATTTATTACTTAAAAGCACATTAACATTAGCTATAATACTACACTGTTGAGAACTACTAACTTCATAAATATATCTTATTTGATTTGCAGTTGGTATAAAATAAAGAGTAAGATTTGATGCAGTTGAAACTCCATTGGTTAATGAAATCATCCTATTTGTACCATCATTAGCCAAAGCACTTATATCAGCAAACAATACTCCCTCACTATCATTAAACACTTCACTATTACCAGCACCATTACAAGTTTCAGCAGCACGTTGGACTGATGAGCCAGAGGTTGGGATGTAGGATGTTGCGTAGGAAGATTGTTCTAGTTGCGCTCCGTAAAAATACATAGAATTTGTTCCGTTTCCAGTATAATTTTGACTGCCATTTGTAATACCGTCAGACAATCCAATTCTAAAATTATCACTTCCAGTTGAGTCTGATAATCCAGTAGCTGTTAATCTGTACCAACCATTTCCGTAATTTTCTATCTTTCCAAAACCTTGAATCTCATCCCCTACTTCCCAATTCGTAGTATCAAAAAACACTAAAATATTTGCATCACCACAACGAATATAAATATCTCTTTGATTTAATGACTTTTTTACAAAAACACTAATAGTATAATAATTACCACTTGTAACTGATTTCAACTGCCTAACGGAGTGTTCATTATTAGATGTATTTTCTTTAATCTCATAAGTATTTAAATTTCCATCTGGAGAAATAATTTGACTTGAATTAACACTTACATAATCTTTAGACCAATTACTATGACTAAAATCGTCACTATAAGTATACAGGTTAGTTGAACTATTCTCTAACAAAAGAACACCCTCTGCACTATCTTTATAATCTATTCTTGGTTTATCATTACCAACTACTTCTATTAATCCTTCTTTATTTACTCTTGTTGCAATACTATCTCTTGTAAAGCTAAAAGGTAAAGGCTTATAGTTGTTATTCTCGTCATTATAAGCTAACGTAGAGCCTTCTTTTGTCGCCCAAGTTCCGTTACCGAATTTAAGTTTCTTTGCCATATTATTCTATTGTGTATAATTGTCCTTCTGCCATATCTGTAAAAGATGTCCAAGACGTTAGTTGTTCTAGTTCGCTATCTGTTAATGCTGAATTGTAGTATTGTACTTGTTTAGTTTTTCCGTAGAAAGGAAATGTTGAACCATCAATATTTGCAAAATTTAATCTATCTAATGTGTTTTCAGATGGCACAATACCAATCGTATCAGTATCGACTTCAAATCCGTTTACCCATAAAGAATAATCATTTTGTTTATACTTAATAAGAACCTTAATATTATCTAAAATATCATTAACTTCATAAAGTAAAGTTGCTTGTTCAGTACCTCCAACAACTGCAAAAAGACCTACTGTATTACTTAATCCAGCAACATACCTTATTAGAATTCTATTGTTAGCAGTTCCATCTGAAATAGATAGATACCTATTTGTTAAATCATCAACCAAAGCACTAATCTCTGCCATCAAAACACCTTCTGAATCGTTAAACGTAGCTGCATCTCCAGAGTCATTAGCAGTTTCTGCTGAACGAGTAACTACACTTCCGTTGGTTTTGATATAGCTTGTTGGATATGAGCCTTGTTCTATTTGAAAACCATAAACATAAATACCTTTTACATTATCTCCAATAAAAGAGCCTAACAAGTTATCATTTAAAATAGTTGCTACGCAATATAATGCAGTTGAATTTAAAGTGATTGGAGAAATACATCTATACCAACCATTTCCGTAATTTTCAATTGTACCAGTACCAGATTCTATTAAGCCATCTTCTAAATTAAAAATAACTGATGGAGTATTTGAACTTCCGAATCCTCCTAAAACAGATATATATTTATATCCATTTTGTTTAGCAAAAAAAGATACATTTACTACTGCACCACTTGTAAACCCTCCAAGATTTTCAGCTCTTAAAGTATGGTTTGCATTTATGTTAGTTGGTTTTATATCAAAAGCATTTAAACTACCATCTGGCGAAATTGTTGCATTTGCAGTTCTTATAACCTCATTACTGTTGTTCCATACTGTATTAGAAAAATCTTCTGAATAAGTAACTTTATTAGTTCTCTGTGGCTCTAATATATGATGTGGACATCCTACAACCTTACCATCAATCATTGGATAGTTTAATCTTGATTGTCCGTTTGATACTTCTTCTATTAGTCCTTGTGAGTTTATTCTTGTTGCTTTACCACTTCTACTAAAGTCAAAATCTCCTACACCACTTGAAGGTAGTACAGAAAACAACTTGCTTCCTTGTGCAGCTGGTATTAATGCTAATTTTGGTTTTGCCATTTTATTTAGTTTTGTATGTCTTGTATTCCTATTCTATGTATTGAATCTGCTAAACACTTAACTGCTTCAACTTCTTGTCTGTCATTCATATTAAACTGACCTTGTATCATTTCAGTTGATGTTCCAATAGAAGATGCAGTTTGTATAGTGTTACCCCACCAAGAACTATCGTATATTTCGTTTGCCATTATCTTTTTCTTTTATTTTTTTAAACAATATCTCCATCTTCTTAACATTGGAGTCTTTTGGTTTATAAATCTTTTTCTTCATACTATCCTAAAAATATACCTCCAGAGAAATTAGAATCTGTATCTGGACTCATCTGCTCATTTGTAGATGTGTTATATTCTGGGAACAGATTGTTATTGTAATCCATATAATCTAAAAATCTCCTAGTATAAAAGTCAGCAGTCTCATTAACTTTACCCATTAAGTGTACTAACTCATCTTTATCTATAGCTTGTTTGTTATCTCCAATATGCTTGTAAATACCTCCATTACCAATATTATAAGAAGCAAATGGCAGGTAAGAACTTTGACTAAACCAAATCAACATAGGCTTTACATACTGATTAACTAAGTTTTTATAGTTAACATTAGCAGCATCATCAAGTGTGTTTGTTAATATTAAGTCCTGTAGCTTGTCGTATAAGTTTCCACCTAAATAGTTTTGGATATGCAAATCTTGAGCAACCTCTACAAATTGTATCAGCTTATCATCATCTGTATTTCCAGATATAATAGACTTTCTTTTTAAGTCATTTAATGTTATAAATAATGCTTTAGTTGCCATATCTTATTTTTTATTTGTTGGATAAGCCCCTCTGTCTGGTCTATCAATCATTCTTTCAGTCATCTCACTTGGATTGTTAGGTTCTTTTAAACCTTTCTCGTAAGCCGAATTAGGGTCTGTTCTTTTATCTCCTTTTAACTTATAAACTCTAAGTTCCCAGAAATGATGACAGTTCTTACCTCCCTTAAATTTCAGCAAACTATAGTTCTGTCTGTTATGACCTAACTCTTTATTAACTCCTCTAAAAGACATCATATTAATATCTTCCTTTCTAAATACTATCTTTCTTTCTGTAAACGTTTCCATCTTCTTGCAGAACTTTCTGCTGTTAGGAGATTTTCTTACAGGCATATAAGCATATCTAATTTTATAGATATCACTATCTTCTTTAGATGATTTATTGCTAGACTTAATTTCAGCCATTTTAACCTCACTTAACTCCTCAGCATACTTCTCAGTATGTATAACCTCCCAATCATCGCTTAAAACTTCTCCTAAGCCTTCTAACTGCTCTAGCATATCATCTCCTTCTTCATCAGAGAAGTCACTGGGTTCTTCTTGAGAACTTAACTTCTCTCCTGTTTCTTCTTCTCGCTTAATCTTAGTAGATATGTTGTCTAGTTCTGTAAACTCAATAGGTTGCAAAGTAACAAAGTAAAGGTTTAAGTATATTCCGTTTATAGCTAGTATCTCACAGAAGTCATCTAACAAATCCTTTTGGAAAGGTCTAACAACAAAGTTATCCATAAGTATAGATGCAGTTCTTAATTCCTCTGCATTGTTACCAAAACCTGTGTTGTCTTTAATACCTAACAAAATAGGAGATACAATTCCGTGTCCTAACATTATCTTCTCTCTACTCTCATCAGCTAAGAACTGATATTGTGCGTGAGCATCTGGTAAGTGTATAGGGTCTATAGTTGCTGAACTATCTTTGTCTTCGTTAAAAGCTATAATTGTTCTACCTGCATTGTTTGTTCCTCCAAACTTATCGTTTATCTTGCTTTCTATTAATTCTTGAGTCTCCTCTGGAGGAATACCATTATTGAAGTTAATAAATAAGCTAGGTTGTAAACCATTTTTTATATTGTTGATATGGTAGTTAGATACCTCTACCTCTAAATCACAGTACTGTAAACATCCATGATAGTCACTAGGAGTATAATACCAGAATCCACTTTGATAAGGTTTAGATACAAATATCTCAGAAGTTTCCTTCTTTCCACCTTGACAAAAAGCAGGTATTCTTTTAGGCTTATCGCCTCTTTTGTACTCAGCCCAATTAGGATGATAATACCAAGCCTTTATAATTCCATCTACAGCTTTCTCAGCTCTAAGCGTTTCTATTGGAAAGTGTAATGCTTTTAATACTTTCTTTTTTGTCTTATTGTAAACAACTTGGATAGCAGCCATTCCTAACTCCTTTCTATCGTTTACTATTCTTTTAATATCTTTAGGTTTAAATATTAATTGAGTCTCTGCCCATTCTACAGGCTTTTCTTTACTATCAGTACACTCTAAACCTCTACCGTAAATCATATCAGATATACCTTTGATACATCTTGAGTTGGTAGGACTACCTAAGTTTAAGTCTATTAATCTACCGAAGTGATTGTTGTCTTCTCCCCAACTAACCCAATTATCTCCTTTTCTCTCTATAGCCTTAGGCATTTCATAGGTAGATAGTTCAACGACACTAAAGTTCTTAGTATACGTCTTTGGCTTACTTACTGAATAATTCTTTTTAATATTTATTTTACCCATTATATTGTTATGTATTTATCATCGCCATCTGTATCGTTCTCTTCGTAATAGTCAGTACTTATAGTATGGTAGATATCCGTGTCTGTCTGACTTGTAACGTATATCTTGTCTCTATACCACAAATTAGAACCTCTAGTCATCTCTAGGACATAGGCTCTTTCGGCTATAAACTTGTCTGAAGATAAAGTTACATCTATGTAGTCATTGTTGACTGATGCTGTAACATTAGTAATCGTTACAGACTCTCCTGTACCATCCTCTCTTATTGTAGCATTGATACCTGTTGTATCTAATGTTCTAGGCAATATAGAAAAAGTTTGTGAGCTTGATGTTGGCAATAATCTAATCATAAACTTATAACGTATATTCGTTTTTTTGTTTTTATTGCAAAAGAAAAGGTCTACCGAAGTAGACCTAAACTAAAAACATAAAGTAAACGTGAAACTATGATTGAACTACAACGGTAAATCCTACAGTTGCAGGGTCAGAGTCTAAGAAGTTTGCAGGTCTCTTTTCCATACCGGTTAAAGTTAATGTATAACCACTAAGGTCATTCATTGCCTGTCCTGTTACGATAGTACCAGCAGTTACTTGACAGCCATTTTCAAATCCAGCTAAAAAGTAATTGTTATTTTGGTCTTCAATAATAACTCTTGGTCGACCATAAGAAAGTAATTTTAATTCTTTATTGTCCTCAATAGTTAATTTTTTCAATGTCAATTCAACTACTTGTTCGAAGGCAGTAGTTCCTGTTTCAGCACTAGACTGAATATTTTGCGTGAAAGAAGAAGCATCTCTTACTTCATACTTGTATACGTTTGGTGTTCCAGATACAGCGTCAATAACGTCTGTATTTGTAGTATCAAATGTATAGTCAGAAATATCAGTGTCTTCAAAATTCGATAAGTAGATAGCTTTTATACCTCCAACCGAATCCTTACAAGATTCTTTTCTTCCTAATGTTAAATCACAAGCCATTTGTTGTATTGGTTTTTAATATCCCTCCCCATAAAAGAGGAGGGTTATTGTTAATAATTAATTAATTAAGCTGGAGTGTAAAGAACGATGTCTGAACCAAATCCGTGTTGTACACCTGCAGTGAAACGCATTACGAATCTAACATTCTGACTTCCGTCTAAATCGCTCATATCCAGTACTTTAACTTCGTTGTGGTCAGATAATAATCCTGTTCCAAAGAAGATATTAGAAGCTTCAGCTAAGTACATATAGTTAGAGTCTAATCCGTTTGCTAAGAATATCTCTACTCCATCAAACAATAATGAGTTGATAGATTGGTTATTTCCTTTTGATTCGTAACCAGCAGCTCCTACTCCGTCAGCACCAAATCCTCCTAAAGCTCTTACATAAGCTTTATAAACGTTTTGAGCAACGTATAATTTTACATCTGACTTTCCGTATAATGCAGAAGGCATAGCATCTACTACTTTACCCATTTCCTCTACTACGTTAGCAGAAGTAATAGTAGTTCCTGCTACATCGTTTACAGTTCCGTCAGCAGTAGCTAAAGCTACTAATCCGTCAAATTCTCCAGCAGTTGCAGTAGCACCCATCCAGATATTTTTCTCATTCTTCTCAGCAATCTTAGCAATAATCTCAGCGATTAAAAACTCTTGGAAAGAAGGAGGTAAGTTGTCAAATGCAGAATATCCCATAGATATTGCATCCCAGTCATCTCTAAAATCAGATTTACACAAGTTTAAGTTTACTTGGAATTCCTCTGGTTGTAAGATTTTTTCGTCTAAAGTAATAGTGTCAGTAGCAGCGAAATCACAACTTCCATCAGCGATTAAGTCTGTGGTAGAAAGTCTCTTGATTACTTGCTTGAATTTTACATTTGGTTTAACAGTAATACCACCGTTCTCGATAGTATTTGAAGATAATAAAGCTGCTGAGATGTACCCTGCTGCCTTTTCTCCTGCGTAAGTTGTTGTAATTGAAGTTGTTGTTGCCATCTTTTTTTATTTATTAAATAGTTTGTTGTAGATTGAGTCTTTCACAGTTCTACTTCTGCTTTGTGAATATAAATGTTGTTGTTTTTGCTCTACTTGAGCTTCTGGAGAATGTACTATTTCTTCTGCTTCAGCAGATAATTCAGTAACATCTTCCTTAATTTCTACTTCCTCTGATAACTCAGCAGGAACGTCTTTCTCCTCTGAAGGCGAAACGATTTCCATCATTTGACTAACAGAAGCCTTTAATGAATTTAACTCCTCGTATAAAGAATCGTATTTCTTTTTTAATGATTCAACGTCTGAATCTTCAGAAATAACTTCTTCTACAGGAGCTTCTTCGATAACTTCCTCAGCTTGTTCTACTTTTTCCTCAGCTAGTTCAACAGCCTCTTCTACAGGTGTTTCAACTACTTCTTCAGAGGAAGTTTGTAAAACGCTCTTTAAAGCATCTACAATTTCTTTTGGACTTTTCATAAATTAAAATTTATTATTAATACTAACTAATACTAATAACTAGTAATATAAATATTGTTGTATTTTTGATTAAATGTTTCCTATTCCTTGATTAATCATTTTACCCTTACAACACTCTCTGCTATACTTACTTCCGTCTTTACATAGACATCCTCTTCGCTTGTTCTTTGGAGATGTTCTACTCCACTTTTGTTCTTTTCTTCTATTCATCTTTTAATTTGTTTAGGATTTTATTTAATAATTCTAGAGCCTCAGAGTCCTCTTCAGATAAAGATAACTTCTCTAGTTTGTTTATTGCCCATTCAACACCACTAGTTCCTCCCCAGCAATCCCACATAAGTCCACCACATCCTTCTGAATAAGGTACGTCTTTATGTTGCTGATGTCTTTTAAATGATGCCATTCTAGATATTGTATCTCTAGTTAGTGGCTCTCTGTTAGCTAGTTGGTTTGCTCTTTGTTTTCCAACAGGAGTACCACAACTTCCCCATCCATTCTTCTTTACCCAAGCTAAAGCTCTTTTAGCATTGTTAGTTGCAGATTGTGGATAGTCACTATAGGACTTTAACTCTTGCTTAGCTAACTCTTGTTCTTTTTGACTGAAGAAACCTTCTATACTAAAACCAAGATATTTACCCTGCTTTACATCTTCCCATATCTCATCGTTATCAATCTTCATAACTACAGCCCAAGCACCTTCCGGAGCATCTAACTTGTACAGGTTAGTTTTATCCATATTAGGGTCTTCTACTATCCAAGACTCTATAAGCGAAACTCCTTTTACTGCTAACTCGTGTTCTATAGTAGCATTATTATTCTTTAGTCTTTTAAGGTAAAGTTCAGATGCTTTTTTAACAGTCTCTTTAGAGAACATTATCTTGTAAGCATAGTCTCCACTTTTTCTAAATATTTCCTTGTCTGGAACTAA